CTGCATGGTGATTTGATGTTGCAAATCCTTTAATGGAAACAATGTTAATACTCTATTTTTAAACAAACTATTACCTAAACTTAATTCCATATTACATTATTTTTTATAAACTATAGCATAACCTGATCCGGTTGTTGTAATAGATGTAAACTCAAGAGGTATGTATTGACCTTCTGTCATAAAAGGAGCAATATCATCATCAGTTTGTAAATACGTTGAGTTTATCTTATACATTGAACCGGGTACAGTTAAAGATATACTGTCAGGTTTAACAGAACCTATTGACAATCCATTAAAATTACCTGTAATTGTTGTAGCACCACTAACAAAAATACATCCCGATGTAGCTTGAGATTGTTTAAAATATTCTGTTATTTTTCTTAAAAAATTTAATATTTGATTCATCATTGTCTTTTATTTTTGTAAAGTTAATAAATAATTTTCAATTAAAAAAGAGCAGGAGTGATTTATTTTTAAAATCTCCTGCTCTTTACCATTAAACTTAAAAAATAAATACTCTATTATGAGATTCCAAATACAGTTTCGATCTTTGTAATAGCTGTAGCGTTAAAACTAGCAATAGTAATACTAGCATAAGATTTTGGAGTATCTCCTAAAAGAGGTTTAAAATTATCATCATAAAAATCAATTATTACTTGATCTAATGGATAATTACTTGATGCAATTTGATCAGCTTGTTTTCTATATGAAATAGTTGGATATGCTTGTACCCAAGCTTTACCTTCATTCATAGCAGCTTTTCTTTCTAAAGTTGCAATTTGACCGTAAGTACCATTTCCTTCTGAAGGATCTGTATCATAAGTTACAGTAGCAGTATCAAAATCTCCCATAAGACCTAATTCAAAACGTACTTTTTCATAGTTTCTTGTTTCAGCATCAAAAGGAAGAGCTATACCTGTAAATTTAATACCTACATCTCCAATATCAGCTGCAGGAATAACCTCAATATCAGAATCAGTAGCAGTATAAGTACCAGATGCATTATTAATAGGTCTATCTACAGTAATAGTAGCTTCAGCAGTACCTACTCCAGATATAGCAGTAACCTTATACACATTATCTGTTAATGCAGTACCTTCTCCAACTGCACCAATACGTACAAAATCACCAACAGCAATTTCTGTATCAGTAGCATATACACCACCATCATCTTCAGCAACTGATTCAGCTACAGTAAAAGCTTTTAAACCTTTAACTACGATAGCATCTCCTAAGAAATCATTGCTTGCATCAACAGCGGTAGAAGTTACAGCATCAGCTTTTAAAACTTTTTCAGCAAATCTTTTGCGCCATTTATTAAAACTTTCTATTAATCCAGCTGCAATAGCATACTGAGATGTACTTGCTCCTGATTTATAAGACCAGTGAGTAATAAAGGGTGTACCGTTATAAACAGTTTTAACGTTCTCAATAATACCTTTAATAATATAATCAGATTCAGTATCTGCATCTAAAGACCCAGATGAACCATTATAACCTACATAACTTACTTGTTCTGTAGCAGCTACACCACTAACAGATACCTTACGTCTAATTTTTTCAACATCAATGAAAGGGGAATAAATTAATTCATCACCTACTCTCTGAACTACACGAACTTTACCCGAAGTTTGTTCAGTAGTAACAGTTTCATTTGTTTCGTCTACAATAGCTAAAACACCTTCTGTTAAATCATCAGGACCACCTATAACTGTTCCACTAGCCATAATGTCCTCATTATTAACACCAAGCATTAAATACTTTACATTTTCTTGATTCATAATAATAGAATTTTAAATTCAACTTATATTTAATTTTGTTTATTTTTGAATATTTTTTTGTTCTTCTGCTTGTCTAATCTGATAACCAAGTTGATCTTTATCTGCAGCAAATGCTATTCTAACAGCTCTTTCTACAATTTTTCTATGTATAAAAGTTCCTAATATACATTCCGATAAACTTTCTTGATAATCTACAAAATCTTCACCATCAATACTACCATGATTTATTGTATAAGTAGCATCCTGAATTATAATAGGTGTTGGTTTAGTTACTGAAACAAATTTATATTTATCAATATCTGAAATATTATCTAAATCTGTTATAATTACATGAGACTTTTCAGAACTAACTAATTCATCAAATCTCCAATAAACTCTATTTGATTTAGGTTTTTTATAAGGATTTTTTAAATTAGCTAAATAATAATCATGAGAAATAGGTTTAATTTTTACAAGTTTCCCTGAAGTTAAATAAACTCTTTCTAAAGTAACCTGACTTATATCATCATCTAAGGTAACACTAACAGATTTTGGAATTGTTGATGTATTATCAATTATATCTGCACCAGACTTTTCAACTGGTATAAGGATAGGAGAAAGAGCTTTTTTAGCCCTTTCATCCTTATCTATCCCATTTTCAATAATATCGTAAACAACAGCTTCCTGACCCATTGTTAAAATATGTGACCATTCCTTATTAGTATAACCTGGAGCATCTCCACTAGTAATACTTTCATATAAAACTTCAGCCTCATACTTCATTTCTAAAGGTGTCATAGTTTATTCTTTTTCAACATTAGATTTATTCCCTTCTAAATAAGCATTTACTTGTTCAGTAATACTTAAATATTCATCTTCAGTATTTCTCTTAAGAATTGATATATAATTTACTAAAGATAAATAATCATAATCTACACCATCCCCTTTAATATTATACTTATTTCGACCTTTCTTGATAATAGCTCCTGCTTTAACAGCATTAATAATAAGAGCTTTAATATCATAATTGTCATCCTCTATTGTTTCCAATATAAATCCAGGATCTCTTTCAATTATTTTATGAATTTCACCCTTCATCCATTCTTTACTTGCATTAGGATCAACTATATTAGATTTATTCTTCTGAGCATAATATACTGAAATAAGATCTGACATTCTTGTTTTGGATGCTTGAATTGTTCCAAAGAATGTCCATATTTTCTGAGTCTTTTCAGCTTCTTTAGATTTATAGATATTCTCATCTTCAGCTTCAGCAAAATACCATCTATAAGAAGGAGACGTTTCTCTTTTCTTATAATCTTCAGCTACTTCTCTATTAACTTTAAGAACTCTATATTCTAAATTTTCCCAAGGTTTTGACAAATCAAAAGCTTTACCTGTATTCATTAAACTTTCATTTTTTTCAATTCTTACAGCAAATTTATCCCAAAAATTATCTTTTTGTTTATTAAATGATAAATCTTCTTGTAAGAGGTCATTAAAAGCTTCCAATTCTGTCGAATTTAAGACTCTTTTATAAGAACCTGTTCTCCTGTCTTTTGGTAAAGGATATGATTTAAAAGCTCCATCAAACATAAAATATCCAATATGTTTAGGATCTTTAATCATCTTTCCTGCTTTTAATATAGGTTTTAAATATACAATTTTTTCTTCTAGGATTCCTTCTTTGATTGCTTGTTCTTCATTCATACTTTTTAATTTAATCTTTTTAATATAATTAATTATTAAAAGATGTAGAGTGCAATTAAACACCCTACATCTAAAAATTCAAAATTAGGCTACTAATTCAGATGGTAAATATCGGAAAGTTTTTAATGGATTCTTAACTTGCATTCCACCAATAAACATACCGTATACTTCATAACCATCTACAGATGATACAATATCTCTAGGTTTAGTAAGATTATTGTAAGGAGAGAAAGGATCTCTTAAACCTCGTCTATAACCATAAATTTCTTCATCACCTTTAATAGCTACTCGTTGAATATTAGCTTCACCGTTAGTAGTACCAAAGTCAAGTAATTCATAAGTTAAAGAACTTAATAATCTACCTTTACTATCTTTTTTCTTATTTCTAATTGGATTATCCTTAGTAGGATCAATTAAGATTTTAAACTTAATTCCATTTACAGCTTCATATTCTGCAAATTGTCCACCAATTAACTTCATTTTACCATTAGACATCTTGATACGACTTGTATCTTGAATATAGGTAATTTTTGAAGCTTTTTGTTCAGTAGCTTTATGGAATTCATAAGCACCATATTCACCAGTTGAAAGAACAAATACACGTTCGTCTTCAGGAACTTTTCCTACAGAAATATCCAAAGCAAAATCAGTTAAAGTATCAATATCAAATGTATTGTAATACCCAACGTTAGCTCCATCTAATTGTTCATAAAGACCATATCCTGCACGGATTGTATTAGAACTTTCACCTTTATTGGCATAACTACCATCATCTTTCATGTTGGATTTACCATAAAGTAATAGACGAGCTATATCTCTACGGAATTGAACCATAAAGTTCCATCCTACCATATCAATCCATCTCTTATGCATATTTCCTTTAGAGTCAATGAATGCAAAAGCCATTGGCTTATTACGTCCTTTTGATAACATATTACCAGGAACAGCATAATTTTTACGGATATAAGATAAGGTATTCTCCATCATAAAATGAGAAGCACCTTGAACTTCATTACCTCTTTTTGATAGTATTGGTTCTACAAGACCATAATCTTCACTCCAACGTGAATTTCCCTGTAAGTCTTCATAAGGAACAAATAATGAACTATCACCAGTAAGAAGCTCTACTTCATGACACCAAAGATCACCATATTCCAACGGATCACTTGTTACACGTAACGAGTAATCATCTGGATTTTCTCCAACAATAACAGATGTTGTTGAGAACGCTTTTTCTCCAAACCACATATAGAATCTTCCGTATCCTACACCGGGTTTATCTGTTGCAGAAACTTCAGTAGTACCTTCTTTATCGGTAGTTGCTTTTACTAACGGAAAATTTCTTTCATCAGGACCTTGTAACATCCATTGGAATGGTACATCATCATCAATGTATCGTTTAGGAAACTTGTTAATGAAACTGATAAAATCATCTCCACCATAAGTTACTTTGTAAACCTTTTCAACAGTTTTACTAATTAACTCAGGTCTTTGAGCACCTATATAACCAAGGTGTTGTTCTGTTACTAAGCCTTTCCAATACTTAGGATCTACAGTTTGTAATTTACTAATCTTCATATTATATTATTTTTGATTGTTTACTATTCATCTATAAATTCTTGCATAGCTTCAATATTACTTTCAAGTGAATTATCAACATCACTATAATTTGGTTTACCTGAAGAAAACTTACCACCTTTAAGTTTTTTCTCTAAATCTGTTAAAGCTTTTGTTTTGCTATCATTAACCAAACTGTCAGCCTTTCCATTAAATAAACCCATATTTAAAAAGTAAGCTAATTTAATATCAAAATCTATGGGATTTTCGCTCCTTTTCTTCCATACAGCATTTAAAGCTCTACCTTGTTTATCTTCTCCTACTGGTAAAAGAATTGAATTTATAATCTTATCCTTAGTTTGTTTATTAATTTTTTTACTTTTAATTATCTCATCAATATTATTAACATTCTCTTTAACAGTAGAAATATATTTATTTTTATCTTCTTCTTGTTTTTGTAAAACTTCCTGATGTCTCTTTTCCTGAGCTTTGATTGCTTTATCGTAATAGTTTTGTAATAAAGGAAGAGATTTCTTTGAACGATCTCCTAATTTATCTAAATCTTTAAGATTTTGGATTTCATCTTTAATTTCATCATCTGTAAAATTTCTTAACCTTAATACTTCACTAATTACATCTTCTTGTAAAGATTCATCTTCTGTTAAAGTATCTTCATTAATATTATCAATTATCTCTTTGTTAGCTACTAAAGAACCAGCTTCTTCTGAAGACATTCCTGTTTCTTTTAGTTTTGCATATTCTTGAGAATATTTATCAAGACCTTCTTTATAAGATTCACTTCTCTTTTCAACCTCACTTTGAAGGAGATCTACAAAAGCAGCTGCTTCACCTTTTTCTTCTACAACTTTCTTGTAATCTTCTTCATTAAAATCAGAAAGACTATCCATCTCACTGAGAGTTTTTGCAAAAGCAATCGTCAAGGAACCAGAATCAGCTTCTTCATGCTTATCATCTTTATCATTAGTAGCATTTTCTTCTGACTCACCTTTATTTTTCTCAGTTGTAGATAGCCCTTCTGAAGTATCTCCATCACTATCTTCATTATTTTCACCTTCCATCTTTGCAAGCTCTGCATTGATGTCAATATTATCGACCGATGTTAGGTCATTATTTTCTTGTTCATTTTCTTGTTCATTTTCTGAACCTTCTTCGTTAGTTACAGCAGATTCTCCAATTTCATCCAGATCAAAATCTGTATCAAAATTATCATCATCTACCATTTCCTCTAAAGAGATTCCTAAATCATTTTGCTGTTCTTTTAATTCCTCTGGCATAATCTAAATTTTTTATAAAATTATTATTACATTAAGTTAATTCCAAATTATTAGGTAACTTTTTATTTTCTCTATAACTATTTTTTACTCTTTTGTATTTTTTCAGTCTGTTTATTATGTCTTATTTCTTCTTCAATTTTTTTATCAGTTAAATCTAACTTTTCTTTTTCAGCTGCCATCTTATCATTATGCTTTTGTCTTTCTTGTCTTAATTTTTCAGCATCAAGTTCTACATTATCAGATGTTAACATTTTTGTTTCATTATCTCTAATATTATTTCTTTCCTGTAAATCTCTTTCAGCTTGTTCTGATTGAGCTCTTAACTGAGCTTCTTGTTCTCTTTGTTTAATAACAGCTTCGTTTTGCTCAGCTTCTCTCTGTGCAATTTCTTGCTCTTTTTGCTCAATCTTACGTTGCATTGTAGAAAGATCTCCAGTTCTATAAATATCAACAATACTAGATACAGGAACATTGTTTTGAAGTAATATTTGCATACTATTTTCA